CACTCAATCAACTTAGAATGATTGAGGATTCTCTGGTTATCTACAGATTATCCAGAGCACCAGAACGTCGTATTTTCTATATTGACGTTGGTAATCTTCCAAAGGTAAAAGCAGAGCAATACCTCAAAGAGGTTATGTCTCGCTACAGAAATAAACTTGCATATAATGCACAGACTGGTGAAGTCCGTGATGACCGTAAGTTTATGTCTATGATGGAAGACTTCTGGTTGCCTCGTAGAGAAGGTGGTCGCGGAACTGAGATCACCACCCTACCTGGCGGTCAGAATTTGGGAGAACTCTCCGATATTGAATACTTCCAGAAGAAACTCTATAGAGCACTTGGTGTTCCCGAATCTAGAATTGCTGCTGATGGTGGTTTTAACCTTGGTCGTTCTTCCGAGATCCTGAGAGATGAACTTAAGTTTGCTAAGTTTGTTGGTCGTTTGAGAAAGCGTTTCGCCAATATGTTCAATGACATGTTGAAGACGCAACTTATTCTTAAGAATATCATTACTCCCGAAGATTGGGAAGTAATGAGAGATCATATCCAATATGATTTCTTGTATGATAATCAGTTTGCTGAACTCAAAGAGAAAGAACTTACTGAAGGTAGACTTGCACTTCTTGCTCAAGTAGAACCATTCATTGGTAAGTATTATTCCACTGAGTATGTAAGAAAGAGGATTCTTCGACAAACTGATCAAGAAATCATTGAGATTGATGAGCAAATTGAAGATGAAATTCAAAAAGGAATCATCCCAGATCCATCTACAATTGACCCAGTGACTGGTCAACCATTACCACAAGCAGGTGAGGGTGCAGGTATGGAAGGTATGGGTGAAGATCCTATGGCAATGGGAGAAGTTCCAATGGAACCAGATCTTGAAGCACAAGCAGCAGAGGTTGACGCGCAGTATCAAAAAGATACCAAGAAGGCTGAGTTATAAATAGATTATATTAACTTATTGATTAATCATGGAAGATGTTGTCGATTTGATCGCCACAGACTCTTCGGCGTCTGATGTTAGCGACAAACTGAAGGAAATTCTGTATGCAAAAGCAGCGGAACGTATCGATATTGCTAGACCATATGTTGCAAATGCAATGTTCGGTCAAGAGTTTGAATATCCCACAGAGGATGAAACTGAAAGTGAAGTAACAGATGAACCTGCTGAGGAAGAACCCTCTGCAGAACTTGAGACTGAAACAGAAACTGATACGGAAGAGGAATCAGAAGAATGATCATCAAACCACTAGGAACTGAATCTGCTGTTACCGATGCTGCTATTACTGCAGCAAGAGTAGTGCGTTTGGTGAATAGTAATAGTTCTACTAAATCAACTATCGTTATTGCTAATACAGTAGCAGCATCTTTCACTCTGCTTCCCAATAGCAGTGAAATTGTAGAAAAGGATATTGGTGCCGCAGTGACTGCAACTGGTGGTACTGTAACCGGAGTCCCCGTCGCATTTAACATCTAAGATGAAACTCATTACAGAAGAAGTAACAAACGTACAGGTTATTACTGAAGGAAAAGGTAGTAACAAAAAACTGTATATTGAGGGAACATTCCTTCAAGGTGAGATCAAGAACCGTAATGGGAGAATGTATCCTATTTCGACTCTTGCTAAAGAAGTAAATCGCTATTGCGAAACTTTCGTCAATAAGGGTCGTGCTCTTGGCGAACTCGGTCATCCCGATGGTCCTACCGTCAACCTTGATCGTGTATCTCACAAGATTACTTCTCTGGTGCAAGAAGGTAATAATTTCAGAGGAAAGGCACAAATCCTTTCTACCCCTATGGGTAAAATTGCATCTTCACTTCTTGACGAAGGTGTAATGCTTGGCGTTTCTTCCCGTGGTGTTGGTTCACTCCAAACCACAAGTGAAGGATGTAAGGTTGTTGGTGAAGATTTCCAGTTGGCAACTGCTGCTGATATCGTCGCTGATCCTTCTGCTCCTGATGCTTTTGTTAATGGAATTATGGAAGGAAGAGAGTGGGTTTGGGAAGGAGGAATCCTTCGTGAACAACTCGCAGAACAAACCAAGAAGAGAATTAATACTCTCGTAGATCAAAGACAACTTGAAGAACATAAACTCCAGTTATGGAGTGACTTCCTGTCAAATCTTTGATTTATAAATAAATACATGTAATTAATCAAACATTAAGTACATATTCACATGTCCGTTGGTAACAATTTACAAGAAATGGAAAACGTAGTAACCAAAGGAGCTGCTGCTGCTGAGCCAATGCCTACAGCTGGTATCCCAGTTGAAGATCTCGGCGGTCCTACTCCTGATAATTCAAGACCCGATGACGACTCTAACAAGCTGAAGGAGCCTGCAGGCACCCTCAAGCAAGTTAAGGATGTTGTTAACGCTAAGGCTGCTCCTGCTGAAGAAGCAGAAGTCGAGCCTACCGAAGACCAGGAAGTAGTTTCCGAAGCAGAGACAACCGAAGAAGAGGTTGTTTCCGAAGAGGAAGTAGCAGCTGAAGAAGTTGTTGCCGAAGCGGAAGAAACCGAAGAAGAACTCGTCGAAGAAGAAGGTTTCGACATCGAAGCAGATGTTCAGGCACTGTTCGAAGGCGAAGAACTTTCCGAAGAGTTCCAATCAAAAGCACGCACCATCTTTGAGACCGCAATCTCATCCAAGGTTGAGACAATCAAAGAAGCACTCGTTGAGAGCTATCAAGAAGCACTCGTCGAAGAAGTTGTCGCAATCAAGGAAGAACTTGGTGAGCGTGTTGACTCCTACCTGGAGTATGTTGCTGATGAGTGGTTCCAAGAGAACGCACTCGCAGTTGAAGCTGGACTCAAGTCCGAAATTACCGAATCATTCCTCGATGGAATGAAGGGTCTTTTTGAAGAACATTATGTAACTATTCCTGAAGAGAAATATGATGTACTTGAGAGCATGGTAGATAAACTTGATGAAATGGAAGGTAAACTCAACGAGCAGATCGAACGTAATGTCGCTCTGAATCGTAGATTAGCAGAATCCTCCGCAGATGGCATTTTTGCTGCTGTATCTGAAGGTCTTGCAGACACTCAGAAGGAAAAACTCGCTTCTCTGGCAGAAAATGTTGAGTTTGAAAGTGAAGCAGACTATCGTGAGAAGCTGACTAATCTGAGAGGTTCTTACTTCCCAGAGTCCGCATCTACGCCAAGCACCTCTGAGAATCTTTCAGAAGAGGTTTCTACCGATGAGGTAATCTCAGAAGAGGTTTCCCCAATGATGCAAGCCTATCTGCAGACTCTCTCCAGAGCTGCTAAGAAGTGATTTTTAAATCATAAACATTCAAACTAACTTTTTAAGAGGTTTAATTTCAAATGCAAATGCCTAATACCGAGGCTCTGCAGGAGAAGTGGGCACCCGTTCTCGATTACGAAGGAATGGATCCTATCAAGGATTCCCATCGTAGAGCGGTTACCGCAGTCCTGCTGGAGAACCAAGAACAAACCCTTCGTGAGGAGCGTGACTTCCTCTCCGAAGCACCTACCAACGCTGTTGGTAACGGTGGATATACTTCCTCCGGTGGTCAAACCGTTGCTGGTTTCGACCCTGTACTGATCTCCTTGATCAGACGCGCAATGCCTAACCTGGTCGCATATGACCTCGCAGGTGTTCAACCAATGTCCGGTCCTACTGGACTCATCTTCGCAATGCGTTCGAAGTACACTGGTCAAGCCGGTACCGAAGCATTGTTTGGCGAAGCAGATACCGCATTCTCTGGTCAGTCTGCATCCCTCAACAACACCAACGGATTCACCAATGGTGCTGTTGGTATGGGTACTACCGCACAGCGTGGTTCTAACCCAGGTCTCCTCGACGGAACCGTTCCTCAAACTGGTGATGCATCCACCTACAACGTAGGTCAGGGTATGCGTACCGACGACGCTGAGGATCTTGGCGACGGCGCAGGTGCATTCAACGAGATGGCATTCTCGATCGAGAAGGTCACCGTTACTGCTAAGAGCAGAGCTCTGAAGGCAGAATACTCCCTGGAACTCGCCCAGGACCTCAAGGCAATCCACGGTCTGAATGCTGAAGCAGAACTTGCTAACATTCTTTCCACCGAAATCCTTGCGGAAATCAACCGCGAAGTCATCCGTACCATCTATAACGTTGCTGAGCCTGGTGCTGCTGCAAACGTTGCTAACCCTGGTACCTTCGACCTCGACGTTGACTCCAACGGTCGCTGGAGTGTTGAGAAGTTCAAGGGTCTGATCTTCCAGATCGAAAGAGATGCTAACGCGATTGCACAGCGCACTCGTAGAGGCAAGGGCAACATGATCCTCTGCTCCGCAGACGTTGCTTCCGCTCTGACCATGGCAGGCGTACTCGATTACACCCCTGCACTGAACAGCAACCTGAACGTTGATGACACTGGTAACACCTTCGCTGGTGTTCTCGCAGGTAAGTATCGCGTTTACATTGATCCTTATGCTGCAAACGTAGCATCCGATCAGTACTACGTTGCAGGTTATAAGGGTTCTTCACCTTATGACGCTGGTCTGTTCTACTGCCCATATGTCCCCCTCCAGATGGTTCGTGCCGTCGGTCAGGACACCTTCCAACCTAAGATTGGATTCAAGACTCGCTACGGCATCGTTGCTAACCCATTCGCGGAAGGCACCACCGTTGGCGCAGGCGCTCTCACCCGTAACACCAACCGTTACTACAGAAGAGTCAAGGTCTCCAACCTCATGTGATTCTGGTACACATATTTCTCGGGGGTCGCAAGACCCCCTTTTTTTGTCTAAATATAGTATAAGGTTTTAGTGTGATGCCAGCAGTCTCTAAGTCACAACAAAGATTATTCGGTATAGTCCGTGCTGTTCAGAAAGGTGAGATGGCAGCAACTACACCTGAAGTTGCAAAGTTGGCTGCAACGATGAAGAAGAAAGACGTGAAAGATTTTGCTTCAACAAAGCATGATGGTCTTCCAAAGAAAAAGAAGACTCTCAAAGAGTTTATGGGATTCTTTAAGAAAAAGAAACCACCAGAACCTAAAGATGTAAAGGTTTTGGCGTATAAGAATTATAAACCAGGTGTTCTAAACAAAACCACTGGAGAGTTCACTCAACGTGACCATACACCAGATGAAGCAAAGAGATATGGTTGGAAACCTGTAAAGACAAGTTCTTACGGTCCTAGAGATACTACATCTCAGGCATATAATACTGGAAAGGATAATGTCCAAAGAACTGCTGATGGAACTGCTTTCTCAGGATCTACAAGAGGCGTAGCGGTTCCTTATAAGTACAAAGCAGGTGAAGTTCCAAAAGGAACTTGGGCAGGAACTCCATCAGTAAAGTTTGGTACTAATGTTCAGTTTACCCAAAAACCAATGGGTAAAGACACTAGAGTAACAAATGCAAAGGTAAGGGATACTGGAAACTTTGGTGCCGCTGGTGAATTTAATAGAAGTACCAGTTTTGATTTAATGAGGCAGACTGCTAGAGATGTAACTGGTAATAAAAATCTGACTCCAACACAATATGGAAAGAGAACTCTGTATTCTCGCATCAAAGATAGCAAGTAATCAAAATGTCTAATTCATGTTCTTGGGCAAATCAAATAAACAACAGGAACTTCCTGTCTGGGATTGGATTCAAATTCAATCTTGGTAAGTACCCTAAGGTTGACTTTTTCTGTAATACTGCTAGGATTCCAGAAATAACCCTCGCAACTGCAACGCAACCATCTTACCTGAAAGATATTGATGTTCCAGAGACCAAATTATCTTTTGGTGATTTGACCATTCAATTCCTTGTAGATGAGAATCTGGAAAACTATAGAATCGTGCATGATTGGATGTATGGTTTAGGATTCCCAGAAACAGCACAACAGTTCATTGATGTTACCACCGATAAGGATGGTATTAGAGATATGAAGGAGCAGTTTGCTGACGGCACACTCCGTATTCTTAACAGCAACTTCAATGAGGTTGCGAAAGTAAAATTCCTTGATATGTTCCCTGTGTCACTTAGTTCTCTGGACTTTGATGCCACATCAACTGATGTGAACTACTTTACAGCGCAGGCAACCTTCAAGTATACTGTATATCAACTGACTGCTACCACTTAATGGACCTTGATAAAATTCAGGAAATGTGGCAGAAAGATTCTGTCATCGATCCTGATAATCTACATGATGAATCTTTGAAGATTCCACAACTTCATTCAAAATATTATACTTTGTACAATACTATTACCTTGTTGCGAGAGCGAGCAAGAGAACAATATAACAAAGTGAAACTTGAGCGTCATAATTTTTATACAGGTAAGGCAGACCCTGCTGTATACGAAGAAGAACCTTTTCCATATAAAGTCCGTGAGAAAGATGCTATTCAACGGTATCTAGATGCGGATGAACGCTTAAACAAAGTTGATATGAAGATTCGTTATTATGATGCGACTCTTAAGTTTTTAGAAGAAATTATCAAGACAGTAGCAAACAGGACTTTTCAAATCAAGAATGCTATTGAGTGGCAGAAGTTCCAAGCAGGATTCTAATGAACGACGACGACTGGAC